ATCGCGTCTTGGCGACGGATCGCGTGGTCTTCGATCGGGATCTCGACGGGAACGATCGCCACTTACTTCTCCCCAACGTATCGCGCGTAAATCTCGGACGCGATCATCTTCCCGTCGACTTTCTTCGTCCCGCGAACCGTTGCCTCGAAGGATCCAGCGGGTCGGAAGTGTTTATTCTTCCCGTTCTTGATCACCATTGCCACGGCTGGGATCGTGTCGGTTGCGACGAGTGCCCATCGGTTCGGGTTGGCTCGGAGCGTCTCGGAGACTTGCTTATACTGGTCGTGTCGACTTCCCCGGGGTCCGACGGTCGTCGCCTCGGGATCCTTCCATTCGATATTGATCGTGTTCACTTTATCTCCCTCGTGATTATCCGGGCCGACGATCCGTAAACTCCTCGTAAAGAGTCCGCGATCGCGTCGGCTTCGCTCCTTGATCCAATTACTTGGAGAAGCTCCTTCTCTTGATCCTCGCGCTTCACGAGGATCTGCCACTCGTCTTTCGATTGTTCCCAATCGCTTGGTGTTGTCATCTTCTCTCCTTCTTCTTGGTCACGCGGAAGAGTCTAGTCCGAAACTCTTCCCCGTCAAGTTTAGGACGAAACGCGGGCGAGTCTCGGGTCTTGACTTGTCGGAGGTTAGGACTAGACTCCCCAACGAAAGACCAAACAGGAGGGAGATACAAATGGGTTACTACTCGGACCTAGAGATCGAGTTACAAGAAGAGGAGGCGGATCGTCCGCTTCCAAAAGCGGATACGGAGTTGACGCCGCGACGCAATCAACGAGGACGCGTTCGTGAGAGCTACGAGGCACCGAACCATTGGGTGCTGAAAAAATCCCATACGGCGGCCTTGATCGTTGGGCTCCCGCTCGCGTGGGTGAACGGCGCGCTAGTGGGGATCCTGCTCGCGCTTGAGCTTGGGTGGAGCAAATGATCAAGTGGTGGGTCGTGTTCGCGCTCGGCGGGGTGTTCGTGTTAGCTCCGGGAACGATCGATCCCTTGGCGGTGATCAACGGGTCGACTTTGGTGGGCCTGGGATTGTTGGCTTGGGCCACTTTGAAAATAGTCAATACCGAAAACAAGAAGGAGAGACAACGTGTATAACGTGAAAGAGGCAGGGGAGAAGATCGTCGTGGAGCCTACGGGCGATCCTTGGGCAATCGCGGCCGGGGATCTGTGGCTCAATCGGGAGCAAGCTCGGGAGCTGGGTCGACGGTTGACGGAGTTTACGAGTTGGAGAGCGGAGGAGATTCTCGATGAAGACGCTTAGAGCCAGGACAATGGATCCGGAAACGAGTCACGAAGCGGCCGAGTCCGTCCGTAACGTCACGACAACCCAAGAGTACGTCCTTAGAGCGCTCAGGAGGCCGCGTACGGATCCGGAACTCCTCGAGGCGTATCGACAGTTCAAGAGAGCGCCAAGAGCCTCAGAGAGCGGAATACGGTCTCGACGCGCTGAGTTGGTCCGGGCCGGTTTGGTTCGGGACTCGAAGCGTCGGGTGAGGCTCGAGTCTGGTCGTCGCGCGATTGTCTGGGAGAAGACGTCGTGAGGAAGTCAACGCGGCCGGACGGGACTCCCTGCCTCGTCCGAGAATACTCGGTGACGATCTACGCGTCCGGCGACGGGTACGAGTGCGAGCTGTACGACGGTCCCGACATTCTCAGCTCGGAGCCGGTCGGAGATCTGGCAGACATTGGGCACTTCCTACAAACAAGGCTAGAGGAGTTAGTGAATGATACAGAACAATAGGTTCGTGGCGAACAAGGCGCTCGACTCGGACGGTTGGCTTGGAGCTCGCCTCGGAAACGTCACGGCGACTCAGGTGGCAGGCGCGGCGACTCCTCGAGGGTTCGCCGACGCTGTCGAAGCGATCCGATCCCCGACGGAGATCGAGGACAACGCGTATATGAAGTTCGGCCGCGATAGCGAGGGGTGGATCTCGTTGTGGGTGAAGAGGGAGTTCGGGATCTTCCCGAACGAGTGGCTAATCGCGTCGGAGAAGGATCCGAGGTATCTCGCCACGCCGGACGGTCTCTCGTTAGACCACAAGGAGATCTCGGAGGTCAAGACGACCGGCCAAGATTGGGGAGAAGGGTCGATCCCAATCAAGTATCGGCGTCAAGTCCAATGGCAACTATTTGTGACGGGCGCGGAGTCTTGTCTCTTCGCTTGGGTCGAGAGAGCGGAAGTCGCGGGACGGTTCGTTCCGGCTTGGTTCGAGCCGCGCACAATCCGCTTAGAGCGGGCCGAAAAAGAGATCGAGAAGTTGATCGGGGTCGCCGAACGGCTCCTCGACGAAAAGAAGCCGAACGACAACGCAAACAAAGGAGAGAACAAATGAGATACAACCTGGACGATTACGAAACGGTAGACGAGCGTATTCAACGGTTCTACAAGGATCACCCGGACGGCCGGATCGTCTCTTACGAGTTGTCGTCGGAGGCCGATCGAGCGCGGGGATACTTTGTGGTCCGAGCTCAGGTCTTCACCGACCACGAAGATCAACATATGGCTTGTCCGAGAGCTACGGGCCTCGCGTTCGAGATCGAGGGGACTTCCGGGGCGAACGTCACGTCGAGTCTCGAGAACTGTGAAACGTCCGCGATCGGTAGGGCACTTGCGAACGCTGGGTATTCGTCCTCGAAAAAGGGTCGAGCGTCTCGGGAGGAGATGGAGAAGGTCCAGCGCGGCCCGGTCCAGGCTCCGGCGGTCGCGGTTCCCGACGGGTTCGTCGAGTCAATTCGGACCGAGTCGTCCGTTGAAAAGTTGAAGGAGTTGTGGAAGACTTCAGTCGAGGGAGGATTCTCCGACCAAGTTATACGGCAAGTTCAAGACCGGAAGAAGGAGTTACAAGATGGTTAAGTTGTTGAAACGCGACGAAGCGTTACTCCACTTATTGGAGGAGGCTTCGCGACGAGCTCCGGGAACGGAAGCTCCGGTCGATCTCCGACACCGATACGAGAAGGATCTCGACTCCCAAGCGGGCGAAGTGATCGCGTGGTATTGGTCCGAGGGTCGGAAGATCTTCTCGAGAGTGAAACGTGGCTAACCTAACGCCTCACGACGTCATCGAGACTTTGGCGGCGATCTCTAAGGACATTGACGAGACGACGCAAGAGATCGCGAGGTTAGACGAGGAGACGGTCCGAGCGCGCGCCAAGTTCAAGAAGGAACACGCTCGGGCCTTCCTCAACGCGGAGGGCGCGATGGATATACGACGCTACTCGGCGGAGCTCGAGACCGCCGACTTGTCCTTAGAGTACGAGCTATGCGAGCAAAAGCTTCGCGCCGCTGTCGGTCATATCAAGGCGCTGAGGGATCGGCTAGAGGTTGGCCGATCTCTTGGGCCGCTTGTGAGGTTAGAATGGGGAGCGTGAGCTTCTCTCCCCTTGACTTCCCGCCGTATCACTCGTTCTCGACGAGGGATCTTCTCCCGATTGTGGAGAAGCCGGAGGGGACCGCTCAAATTGTCGCTGTGGCGAGGTTGCTTCGGTCAACGTTGAACCGGAAAGATCGGAAAGCTTTCGATCAAGAGCCGGTCGGTCGGACGATCGATCTCGTCGTGGAGTACCTCCGGTTGTCTTTGGAATACGAAGAAATGGTGATTGAGAGAGAGATGGAAGATGAGCTCAGTTCAAGGGGCACAGCCAGATAAGACCGCGCGCTTAGTGGTTCGAGGGGATCCCCGAACGAAGGGTCGTCCTAGGTTCGCGAACGGTCGAGCCTATACGCCGAAGGAGACGACGGTCGCGGAGAAGACGATCCGCGACGCTTGGCGGCAGACCGGGGAGTCGCCGTTCGAGTTCGACGTCTTGGTCGATGTGTCGTTCTTTATGGCGACGCGGAGGCGGAAAGATCTCGACAATCTTGTGAAGCTGGTCCTCGACGCGTTGAACGGGGAGGCGTTCGCGGACGATTCTCAAGTTGTGGAGATCAACGCTCGGAAAATCTTCTCGGACAAGGAGAACGCTCGCACAGAATTGACTCTCCGGGAATTGGTCTTGTGGCCTAATGAACGCTAAGACGTTCCGGAAGTTCCTCGATCGAGACAACGGTTGTGTCCATTGCGGAGAACTCGAGGCCGTCTCCCCTCACCATCGGAAGAACCGGGGAATGGGAGGATCGAAACTCTTGGATCGTCCGGCGAACGTTATCGTCCTGTGTTCTTGGTTGAACAACGCGCTCGAGAGCGACGCGACGTGGGCCGCGAAAGCAAGAGAGTACGGGTGGAAGCTTAGGACCGGACAAGAGCCGGAGGACGTCCCTGTGGCGCTAGGAGACGGCGAGTCACTCGTCCTCTTGGACAACGACTTCGGGCGCGTTATAGTTTCGAGACCAGACTCGGAGAGACGGAGATCCGAGCAATACTTCTAGGAGGAGAGAGTGCCGATAGTCCGGCGGAAGCTCAGTCACGAGCACAGATTCACAAAGATACCGAACGAGTGGGTGAGAGATCCGGAGCTTTCGTTGAAGGCTCGAGGGCTCCTCGCTCTCCTTCTCTCCCACGCGGAGGGTTGGAGCGTCACGGTCGGATCTTTGGCGCGCGACAATCAGTCCGGGAAGGACGCAATCCGGGGAGCGGTTGCCGAGCTCGAGGGTCGCGGCTATCTTGTCCGGGAGCAAGTGAGGGCGACGGGAGGGGAGTTCGCACAGACGTATTGGTACACGTCCGAACCGTTGTCGGATTCACCGATACCGGAAAACCCGACGCCGGTAAAACCGACGCCGGAAAACCCGACGCTTAAGAAGACTAGTTTCAAGAAGACCAATCTAAAGAAGACTAAAGAGTTAGAGCTCGACGCGATCGACGACGCTTTCGGGAAGTTTTGGGAGACCTATCCTCGACGGGTCGGGAAGGCGGCCGCGAGGAGAGCTTTCGAGAAGTTAGCTCCGGAATATCTGTCGGAGATCCTCGCGGGAGTCGATCGGTTGGCGGCGGATCCTAATCTTCCCGAGACTCAGTTCGTCCCTCACCCGTCCACTTGGTTGAACCGGGAGGGCTGGTCGGACGAAGCGTATCCCGATAAACGACGCGCCGGGGCCAAGCTAACCAACGCGCAACGGAACCTCCTAGACTTCGAGAACACAAGGAGGAGAGATGAAGAGAGAAGAGACTCACAAGCTATTGGTCGAGGTTAGCTTCTTGGACAATCGGGTTGTGGACGAGGGAAACGTTGAGATGTGGCACAGGACAGTCGGCCACGCGGACTTTGAGACGTTGGAGAAGGCGGTCCCGATCGCGTTCGCTGAGTCGGACCAATACTTGACTCCGCACAGGCTTCTCGCCGTTGGGAAGCGGCTCAAAGAGGACAAGGCGATCGAACGTCAACGGAAGGACAACGCGTTCGAGGGAGACTTCGTTCGGGCTCCGGATAACTTGGCCGAGATGGTCGCGGTCTACGCGGAGGTCTACGCGGCTCGTCCCTGGAAGACGGACTTCGTCGCGAACAACGCTCGAACGCAACTTTCGGGCCAACCGTTAGAGCAAGAGATCGAGAAGTCGTTCCGATCCGTCGGAAGATCTCAACCACAACCGATATGGGGGACAAGTTGACACAGGATCAGGATCTCGCGAACTTGGTCGGAGGACGACGCGGTCGTATTATTCCGAGAGTGGAGAGTGGGACTCCGGCGGAGACGACGGGGAAGCTCGACGAGGAGCTCGTCCGAATGATCGTTATCAAGACGGCGGAGTCGGTAACGGAGATCGTTGTCGAGGAGCTTGTGGGTATTGTCGAGGATTGGCGGGACGCGATCCTTGGGAGCTTGGCGTCGACCGATCGGGCGCGCTTCGAG